AGTAGGAACAAACGGAGCAACCTTCTACATTACTGGTGTTCAACTAGAAGTAGGAAGTAGTGCTACTGGATTTGAGTATCGTCAGTATGGTCAAGAGTTAGATTTATGCAAACGCTATTATCAATTACAAACAATATCTACTTACGGAACTAGCGATGGTTCAAACACAGTATTTAATGGAACTTATATTACAAAAAGAGCAACTCCAACAAATACATATACTGCAAACTTTTCAATAACTGGTTCAGGTGCTTCAGTAGATGGTTATGGATTATATTCTAGCGGTGTCCACAATAACTATAATTTATCGGCTGTTGTTTCTTCTGCGGAGCTATGATTATGTATCAATTATTTAAAAATAGAAATGGTTCAATTTGCGAAAATGCAATTTTGCGTGTTGCTGATAACGCATTTATTCCATTTGACGAAGCCAACGTTGATTATCAGGAATATTTGAAGTGGATTGCCGCTGGAAATACCCCAACCCCTGCCGACACACCAAATGCCTAATCAACATCATTTAGTCCGCTATAACAACTTTATATCTGCCTTAAAAGAGCAGGTTGTAGAAGGCTATTCTGAAAAGCATCATATCGTGCCACGCAGTCATGGCGGTTCAAACAAGAAAGACAATCTTATTGCTTTGACACCTAGACAACATTTCATTGCTCATCGTATGCTTTGGAAGGCTTATGGTGGCTCTATGGCTCGTGCTTATTTTATGATGAGTGCTACAGGTAAGTATGGCAAGATTGGCTCTAAGACCTATGCAATGGCTCGTGAGGACTATTCCAAACAAGTAGTTATTCAGATGGCTAATAAGCCTAATATTCCAGAATTTACACCTGAACATCGTGAGAAACTTCGCCAAGCAAAACTGGGAACTAAAGTCAGCGATGCCACAAAAGCCAAGATTAGTGCCGCACAAGTTAACAGAGTTTATGACGATGAGTTTAAACGCAAGGTATCTGAAGGTAAAAAAGGTATTGCTACTCGTGGTACTGGATGGCAACAATCAGAAGAAACTCGTAACAAAATCGGACAAGCACAAGTTGGTGCTTTAAATCATATGCACGGAAAGAAACATTCTATGGAAACTAGGATGAAAATGCAAGCATCACACAAACAAAGAGCCTACCTAAAATGGGTAGCTGAAGGCAATACACCATTACCAGCCGATGAGATTACAACTCCATCAGCTTAAAGTAAAATACAAGATATGATTTAAAGCCGCCTGTGAGGGCATAGGGGCTATATCGAGAATTGGATTAATCATGGCTATGTTTTCCCAGAATACGATCACTCAGGTGAGTGGTTTTGACAATCCCTGTATAGCGGGGGAATTGGTTTGGAATCAACAGACTTATTGGAATTTAGATATCGTAGCTTCTGATGGTATTACGCCATTAGATTTAACATCTGCCACGATTGATGCACAAATCATTCGTAGAACAGTTACAAATCTTCAAGATTCAAGATATGGCTTGTCGTTTGATATTGGTGATTACAGCCCAACTCCAACGCCTATTAGTCTTACTATTACAAATGAAGTTGCCGCACAAGGCAAATTTACTTTAGTTATTAACGATTCAACCTGGGGGCTAATGGCCGATGATCCAGAATTAGATATTGGCGCACAAGACTGTGTTGCTTATTCTGGTCGCATCAAAATTAGTTTTCCCGCATCAGGATCAAACCCCGCAAATGATTACATTATCTTCTTGTTGTTTTTGATCCGCTCTGATGGCATTGTTGTGGAGTAATCATGGGTATAAAAGTTAATGTAACGGATCAAAATAATGTGTCCGTGTCTGTAGTGCCACAAGCACGGCAGACAGTTAAAGTTACAACTCCACCTAATCAAACCATTAAAATTGATCGTGGTTTAGTTGGCCCACAAGGATTAAGCGGGTACTCAGGTTATTCTGGCTATAGTGGCGCATCTGGATTTGGTTATTCTGGTAAATCAGGATATTCGGGTTATTCTGGTTATTCTGGTTTTTCTGGAATTAGCGGATATTCTGGTTATTCTGGTAGCGGTATATCAGGGTATAGCGGTTTTTCTGGAATTTCTGGATATAGTGGCGCAGTAGGTCAATCTGGTATATCTGGCTATTCTGGATTTTCTGGTCAATCTGGCTTTAGTGGATCAGGTGTAAGTGGCTGGTCAGGATTTAGCGGCACTTCTGGATGGTCAGGTTTTAGTGGATATTCTGGCTCTGGTGTTTCTGGATATTCTGGTTACAGCGGTATTAGCGGTTATTCGGGGTTTAGTGGTATATCAGGCTATTCTGGATATAGCGGCATAAGTGGCTACAGCGGGTCAGGCGTTTCTGGTTATTCTGGATTTAGCGGATATAGTGGCCAACAAGGTACATCCATTAACATTAAAGGCACAGTTGCAACACCAGCAGATTTACCAGCCGTAGGCAATCTTCCAAATGATGCTTACATTGTTTCTTCCAATGGCGATCTTTATGTATGGTCTGGCACAACTTGGAATAATGTAGGTGAAATTGTAGGGCCACCAGGCACATCTGGTTATTCTGGTTTTTCGGGTTACTCTGGTATTTCTGGTTACAGCGGTTTCTCAGGCATTTCTGGATATTCTGGTTACTCTGGTATATCTGGCTTTAGCGGAAGCGGTATAAGCGGTTATAGCGGGTTTTCTGGTTATTCTGGGTCTGGTGTATCGGGTTGGTCTGGATTTAGCGGTATAAGCGGTTTTAGTGGATTTTCAGGCTATTCTGGTAGCGGTGTTTCTGGTTACTCAGGATTTAGCGGTATATCAGGATATTCTGGCGCAGTCGGACAATCTGGCACAAGTGGATATTCTGGATTTTCTGGAATCAGCGGTTACTCTGGTAGCGGAGTATCGGGATATAGCGGCTACTCAGGAATAAGTGGGCAAAATGGATTATCAGGCTATAGTGGCATTTCTGGATTTAGTGGCTATTCTGGTATTAGTGGTTACTCTGGTTCTGGCGTATCAGGATATTCTGGATATTCGGGTAGCGGCATTAGTGGATATTCTGGCTATTCTGGTATTTCTGGGTATAGCGGAATTAATGGTGCATCAGGTTATTCTGGAATAAGTGGTTACTCTGGCATCAGCGGATTCTCTGGATATTCTGGCATTAGCGGATATTCGGGTAGTGGTGTAAGTGGATATAGCGGTTACTCAGGCTATAGCGGATCAGGTGTATCTGGATATTCTGGCTACAGCGGCATTTCTGGTTATTCTGGTAGTGGCGTTTCTGGTTATAGCGGTTACAGCGGCTACTCAGGAATTAGCGGATTCTCTGGTTATAGCGGTAGTGGTGTTTCTGGCTACTCTGGTTACAGCGGATATTCTGGCTCTGGCGTAAGTGGCTATTCTGGTTATTCTGGAATTTCTGGATATTCTGGCGCAGTTGGTCAAAGTGGCTATTCTGGAATTTCTGGTTACTCAGGATTTAGTGGTCAAAACGGTGGCGGTGGCGTACAAGGCTTTTATGGTTCTTTTTATGACACAACCAATCAAACTGCCGCAAATACAACAACAGCTTATGTTGTAAACATTGGTAATCAATTTGAAGCTAATGGCGTAAGCATTGTTTCTGGTAATCAAATTAAATTTGCAAATGCTGGTACATACAATCTTGAATATTCATTGCAATTTGCAAATTCAGATTCCAATGGCGATAATGTCGATGTATGGCTAAGAAAAAATGGTTCTGATGTTGCAGATAGTAATTCTATTTACAATGTGCCAGGTACAGCGCATGGCGGTGCTGGTGCGTTAATTGCCGCAGTTAATTATGTTTTAACAGTTTCCGCTGGTGATTATTTGCAATTAGCTTGGGCAGTTTCTAATACAAGCATTTCTATTACAACAACTAGCGCACAGACTGGGCCAACTGTGCCAGTAACGCCAGGTGTAATTGTTACCGCAACTCAAGTAATGTATACCCAATCAGGTTACAGCGGTATAAGCGGTTATTCTGGCTTTAGCGGTATATCTGGCTACTCAGGCATATCAGGCTATAGCGGTTCTGGAGTGTCAGGCTATAGCGGATATTCTGGTTCTGGCGTAAGCGGTTATTCTGGATATAGCGGTTACTCAGGCGCAGTTGGCACATCAGGCTATTCTGGCTTTAGCGGAATATCTGGTTATTCTGGAACAAATGGTACTAATGGCGCATCAGGCATTAGCGGCTATAGCGGCTATTCTGGATCAGGAATTAGTGGATATAGCGGTTATTCTGGAATTTCTGGTTACTCAGGTTATTCTGGATCAGGAGTATCGGGTTATAGCGGTTATTCTGGCTACAGCGGATATGGCATTGCATTAACTTATGACACATTTACCGCCACCGCAAGTCAAACAACATTTAGCACATCATTAAGTTATACATCTGGCAAAATTGAGGTGTATTTGAATGGCGTTAAAATGCGTAACGGTACTGATGTAACAGTAACTAGCGGCACAAGCATTGTATTCGGAACAGGATTAACAGCGGGCATGATAGTCGATGCAGTTTATCCGCATTAAATAATATAAAAACATGACAAAACAAGATGAAATAAATGAGTTGATGAACAACTATGAACGGGCGGTATTCTTAAAGGGTGACGAAGTTTATCCTAGAGAATCCACCCGTTATTTTTGGGCTAAAGATAATCTTTTAGGCAAAAAAATATTAGAGATTGGTTGCTCTAATGGTTATGGCCGACAGTTTTTGCCAAAAGACATTGAATATACAGGGCTAGATTACGATTCTAAAATCATTGAAAACGCCAAAGCACAAGAATGGGATGGTATTAACAAATTTGTTAATGCCGACATTAATACTTATCCGTTAGAACAATACGACACCATCATTGCTTTTGAAGTCATTGAGCATTTGGACAATGGTTTAGAAATTGCCAAAAAACTTAAAAAGCATTGTAAAGTTTTGTTAATTACTTGCCCCTGGAATGAACCAAAAGGGTTTTGGGGTGAACATCATAAGTTACACGGAATCAACGAAAGCCATTTTCAAGGTTTTGATATTTCTTATATTGGGGAACATGGGCAAATTACAAGTTACCCGCAACCCATTAATGAACACAATCGTTTTAATCTAATGATTGCCAAATGGGACAAAGCGGCACAAAGGAAAGAAATTTTATGTTCTGTGGCCACCAGAGGGCGTTATACAACGACTTTGCCAATGGTTTTGATGGCTATAGCCAATCAGACTAAAAGCCCAGACAAGCTGGTTATTTTTGACGATAACGACAATCCCGAAGATATGCGGGAAAACCCTATATACCAGCATATATTTCAAATATTGGATTACAAGAAAATTGCATGGGAATGGTTATTTGCCGACAAAAAAGGTCAGCATCATATCCATCAAAAAGCGAATGAGATGGGCTACAAATGGGTTTGGCGTGTAGATGATGATGCTATTCCAGAACCCAATGTATTAGAACAGCTTTATACCTATGCAAACGAAGTGTCTAAAGTTGGCGATCCAATAGGCGCAGTTGGTGGGTCAATTTTGACTTTACCAGCAATATTTGATACATCAAAATCTACAGGAAAAATTGCCGACATTGATAAAGAACCCAATATTCAATGGGGAATTATCAATAAATCAGATTTTGTAGAGCATTTGCATTGCTCATTCTTATATCGTGCTGGCGTACATGACTATAACTTAGGTTTATCCCGTGTAGCCCATCGGGAAGAAACGCTATTTACTTATGGATTGCATCAAAAAGGATATAAATTACTGGTTGCCCCTCATGCAGTAACTTGGCATTTAAAAGCGCAAGGCGGCATAAGGTCTGAAACAAATGAAGGGATGTACGCCCATGATGAACAAATTTTTAGAAATACACTACAGCTTGCCGACTACACCGTTGTTGTGCTTAATTGCGGGGCTGGTGATCATATCGTGTTTTCTCATGTGCTACCTGATATACATAACCCTATGGTATTTACTTGCTATCCAGAAATCGTGCCAGGCAGATCAATAGCAGAAGCACAAGCATTGTTTGAGGATTTAGACCGCTGGAATATCTATAAAAAGATGGTACAATGGGATTGGAAAGACAGTTTAGAAAATGCTTATAGAAAGCTGTATCTATGATATTAATTGCCCCATTTGCCAAACCGTTACAAAACGGCAAAACTAACCCAAAAAACTATCCCTACTGGAAAGAACTTCTATCATTAATTTCTGAGGAAGTTGTGCAAGTCGGAGTTGATGGCGAAGAACAGATAACCCCGCAGTTTCTAAAGAATTTGCCAATCGCCAGACTGCGTGAACTAATTGCTGAGTGTCGGATATGGATTGGTTGTGATAGTTTTTTTCAGCATCTAGCATGGGATTGCGGTAAACCTGGCGTGGTGTTGTGGTCTGTATCTGATCCATTAATCTATGGGCATCCAGAAAACATTAACTTATTAAAAGATCGCAGTTATCTGGCTCAAAATCAGTTTTTATGGTGGGATTTTGCCGAATATAACCCTGATGCGTTTTTAAAACCAGAAGAAGTGATAAAATACATTCTGTAATATATCGGACAATATAATATATCCAATAACTTTTTATTATGGTTTTGTTATGTCCGATTT